CTGCTCTTTCAATCTGTTTGTCCCAGCTAAACTTTTCTTTTTTTGCTCTTGGTTTTCTTGGTTGTCTTGGCTTTCTTGGTTGTCTCACAATATAATCCTTTTGTTTTATTTTAGAGCTCCAAGTGAATTCCGAGATCACAACCTATGCTTTACAAGAGCATCGCTCTACCGTTGAGCTATTGGAGCAATTCTTTATTTATTAATACTTATCGTGACTTACTTCGTGTCTATCATCAATATACTTATGAATCTTTTTTAGTACTCGTGATTTTGAAATTGCAAACAATGCTACTGCAAATACAATGTTCCAAAAAAATTCTGCAACAACATGTTCTAGACCAAACATTACTTCAAATAGTTCGCTTGTATGTCCTTCATGTTCTAACTCTTCACCTGTATAAATCATCTCTTAATTCCTCGTTTTACATATCCTGTTTTCTTTTTGTTCATTGAACCTGGCATGTTGTATCCGCCTCTTTGTGGCACATTGTTTTTGCGAACCTCTAAGGCTGCAAGAATTTTGTCATGGTGTTTTCCCATTTATTTTTTTCCTAATCTTTTTTTGTTAAAAGCTTGACAAGTTCTCCCAAAGCATTATTCCACCCATTAATAAATGCTTGAAAGTGCTCTGATTGATTTTCTGGATTTTCCTCATGCTTTAATGAGTCAATTTTTTCAATTAATGTTTCTATGTTAATTTCTGACATAGGAAATATTATAGCAGAAGCCCCTGACAAAAGTCAAGTCAGGGGCATCACTATTATTTATAACTTAGGATGCAAGAATTGCAGCAGGATCAATGTCCTTACCTGCACTCCAGCGAATGTTATCTCTCATTTCAAAATGAAGATGAGGACCTGAAGAGTTACCTGTATTACCAGACTCTCCAATATGCTGACCCTTTGTTACTTTGTCTCCAGCCTTAACTAGAGCCTTTGAAAGGTGTGCATAGATTACCCAGCCACCTTCAACTTTTTGTACTAACTGTGTACCATAGCTGGCACCCCAGGATGCATTTTCAATCTTACCGTCAGCAACAGCAACAATGTCTGTTCCTACTTTGCAAGCGTAGTCTACTCCTGTGTGGTAGCCCTTGCTCCACATCTTTCCAAGCTTCTTGTAAGGCGTTGTAACCTTACCTCCCACGATTGGTGAACCCATTTAGAATCACTCTTTTCCTATAAATTAGGCATTAAACCCAAATCTATTATATCCTAGATAGGACTTGAAGACGATCTTTCGTTAATAAAGTCTCTTTCGTCTATGATTTCATAGGAAAATTTAATAAGAGCATCTTCATTTTTTGTATAGTGATGCCCGCAGAAATATAGCTCTCCTGCTACGCCTTTTACAAGGACAAATGCTTGAGCACCACACCTGTCACATCTATCTGCTATTAGTAACTTTCGTTCCTGTTTTTCTTCTACAGTTGTTTCCATTACATCTCCTTAGATGTTTCTTAGTTTAATTATACTCTAAAGCCCCCAATAAGAGATTCGAACTCCTGACCTAACGGGTAGAAACCGTTTGCTCTATCCACTGAGCTAATTAGGGGAGCGAATGGAGAGAATCGAACTCTCACCGTCAGTTTGGAAAACTGAGGCACTACCATTATGCAACATTCGCCTGTCAGTTTGCCATGCCACTTAACATGTGGGAGTATATGCAACTGACAAACATATACTGCTGCTCCCCAACCTGGACTCGAACCAGGAACATTTAAATTAACAGTTTAACGCTCTGCCAATTGAGCTATTGGGGATTGGGTATTTAATATTTAAATTCTTTTATCTTGCTTGTCTTTAAATGATTAACTACGTCATGTTTTTTAATTGGACTTTCTGCTCTACCATAATGACCATCTTCTTCTGTCATTCCAGCTTGCTGCATTCCTCTATGGTTGCTATATTTTTCATACTCTTTTTTAAATTCTGGATAATCTTCAACACCTGAGACTAAGGTATCAAATTGTTCAACGTATCCTCTTTCTACTGGGAAAAAACTAAACAGCGGTTGGTCCTTTTCAAACTTAATTTTTCCTGGCTTAATAAATTTAAAATTGTATGTAAAGGTAAAAGGAAGCCAATCTGTTTCAACTACTCCATCAAGTGGTTGAATTCCATTTGCAATTAAATTTGGAACTCCACGAACATATGTAGATACTCCTGGATTTGTTTTAACAATAAAATCTGGAACAAGGCTTAATATGCCATGACCAAAATTTGTTGCAGTAATTCTGTGAGAATCTTCTTTTTTACTTTCTGGAGGATTGATAACTGTTACAATCAGATCTGAGTGTAGTGGTCCACCATTCCATTCTGCTGTAAAATCCATTGGACATAAAACATACCATCCATAAGTGTTTGCAACATTTAATGGAGTACATCTGTAAGCATTATTTTGTGTATCGTCCATCCAGGTTCTTTTTACTTTTGGATTTACTACTTTAAAAAGCTTGTTTTCTTTGTCAAAGTATCTTAACTCAATTGTTTTTTCTGAATCCATAGCCTCTATCTTACACTATTGGCATGACATTTGTCAAGTCTATTGGTCGTCTCTTTTTTTCATTTCACTCAGCTCCCACAAAAGAAGCCTTTCTTCTTTTGTAAGGTTAGGAATTTCTTCATAGTTTAATGTAACATCAGTTGGAATAATTAGCCACTCTCCATCTTCTGTCATTGTCATTTCAACGTATCCTTTTTGCCAAACAGAAAATAAAAGTTCGTTTGTAAACTCCATGTGGGCTTCAAAAATATCTGGGTAGTCCTCAATTAAATCTTGTGTCATTTTGTAGATGGGCTCACCATCCTCATCAATGCCAACACTCTGTATGTAGTTATGCTTGATCATGTAGTCCATCATTTCATCATACTCTTCAATTGAGAAGTCATCTGGGATTTCCACTAAACCATTCCTATTCCATTTAAATATCTGAGAATATCATCTGGAGCCTGTCTATTTTTTTCAAGGTCTCTTTGTAGAATATTATCCCATTCTTTTTGCTTGTTGTCAAGTGCTTGTTGCTTGTATGTGTGAACTTCTATTTCTCTTCCGCCTTGCCTTCTTGGGGTTAAAGCAATAGCATTATATATTGCACCACAGACAGCATCTGCAAGATCCTTAGATCCCTTTCTTGGGTGATCTACCTTGTCACGAATAATTCTTAACTGGAGCAGCTCTTCTACTAGCAATCTAATTGCTGGACCCACTAATCTTTCTTCTGCTACAAGCATTTGCATATCTTCATAATGCTTTTTTGCAACAGACAAAGTTTCTGAGTTCATTCCACTTGCCTTTAACTCATTCATAATGTCAAGTGAGTTCCATCTATCAAATGTTACAAGTTTAATCTTAAACCCACGGTTTCTAAGATCTAAAATATAATTTTTTACATCTTTAAAGTCTACAGTTTTATCTGCAGTTGGTGTCCACCATCTAACAGCATCAACAACAACTAATGGGTTAATTACATCATAGTCATTAAATGTTGTAATCTTTACAAACTTTTCAACGTGAGCCAAAGCAACTGCACAGTGGTCATGCTTTTGTGCAAGGTCAACGTGAATAAAATATTCTTTGTCATCGTCTGGTACAAACCACTCTGCAAATCTTCCGCTCTCATCTATTGCAAGTGATGGCTGATTAAAACATGCTTCAATTTTTTCCTTTGATCTAAAGAATGCATCCACTGCATCTGGAGGCATACAAGCAAATCTTGACAAAGCATCTGTAGGGTTTGTGTAAAACTGAATTTTAAAGTCCTCTATCTTTCTTGTTGGATTTATTTCCCATGTTGGTCTGCGTAGGGCAAACACTTTAGGAAACTTGTAGGCACTAATGTGATCTTCTTCCCACTGAATAGTAAACTCGTTATTTGAATCTTCAACCTCTAGTGTTTCATCTAGTTTAAAGGTATGTTCACGAATAGTTGTTTCTTTGGCTGCAATCACTGCATCATATCTTTGCTGAATGTAGTCATTTCTATATCTTGGGAATGATAGCAAAACCACTTTACCAAAATCTGGGAAACGAGAATCTACAGAGGCACGATACATATCGTAAATTGCCTGACCAGTTTTTGCTTGATCATGACCTGTTGTATTATCAATAGCAAAGCCAGAGATCTCATCAAGAATTACACAGAGAACGTTGTACCCTTCCCAAGATTCTCTTTCAGAGTGTCCTGAGTGGCAGGTAATTCCTTTATCAAAACTTACTGAACCTGCAGTGTAGGAATACTTTCCTTGAAACCAAGGAGACTTATCAATTCTATTTTTTAAACCCTTAAAGAAAACATTCTTTGCTTGCTCAGCGTTAATAGCAATATTAAGAATATCAATAGAATCACCTGGGGGTTTACCATAATACTTTGCAGGATCTTTTAAACATAAAAGAAGATATACCATATAAGAAACGGAAATGGTTGACATGTAGTCCTTACCAGAACCCTTACCAAGTTGCAACACTACCTCATTGCAAGTTTGTTTTGATATCTTGGTTCCCTCTTCTTGACCAAAAACATTAATCAAAGTTTCTTTTTTATAAATTTGACTCATTGCTTTAATTGCAGTGTACTGATAATCAGAAAGAGGTGGTAGTCCAAGATAATCTCTAGAGGTTACAAACTCTTCTAAATTTACTGGCTTCTCATCAAATTCATCTCCGCCAAGGAGATCAATCATATCTTCAAACACTAGAGTGCCTCTGCTTGTCCTGTTATCTTACTTAACCTTGAAGAAACTTGAGGCTTACATTTTTCGCAAGACGAAACAACATCTCTAATAATCTCAACAAGCATCTGTTGCTTTTCTTCTGTTTCAATAATTTGTTCTGCTAGTTCGTTGTTGTCTAGCACACCTGCTTTTTGTAGCATGTCCATTTGTTTTTGTTGAATATCAGCAATTAGTTTTAAGGCTGATGTTTTTTGTGGCAACTGTGCAGTAAGGTCTGCTTGCTCTACTACATCCCAGGCTTCTTTAATAAGCATTGAGTAGTGCTGATCTGCACCTGCAAGAGCTTCTCTGGCTCGCATTTGAATCTGTCTATCACTTTGAATAACTGTACGCCACTCATTTAGGTACTCAGTTACTTGGGATCTTTTAAATCCAGTGATTGTAGCAATATCGTTAGGGTTTGTGTTTCCACGAAGGAACTCCTCAACAACCTTGTTGATTCTTTCCCAACGCTCTGCTAGCTCAATTTCCGCTGCCATTCTTCTTAATCCTTTTCTTCTTAGGTTTAATTATACCCTTTAAATCCCACAAATAAAAGGACCTATATCCAGTGGGACCAATAACGTCAATCCATTCCATACCAGAATCGGTGTTCTTTACATACTTTTCAAACTTAAAGTCTCCACGAACATTCTTTATTTTAAGAGGTGTTCCTGGAACAATTAGGTCTTTGCCATGCTGGTGTTCAAACTTTACATCCCAGTTTGGATTATACTTAATTACAGTTTTTGTTTTAGCCATTATCTATATCCGCCAGCAGTTGGAGCCCATACAGAAACATTTCCAAGAGTCCAACTCCTAGTAAGAACATTACCACATTTTTCACATTGCTGATGGTCTCTATCGTCAACTTTAACATTTGGTTTTTCAATAGAGTTATCACAGGTTACACAAGTGTATTCATAGGTGGGCATTATCTTCCTTCCAGCCTATTAATTTCATCATTAATATAAAAGATTGCCTTTTGCAAATCTTCTATTTGTTTTTTGTCATCCTTAATTCCAGCTCTCCAAAGATACTTAAAAGCATTACCAATGTTAAAATTTCTATGACGTGTAATTTGAATGCACTCAACTCCAGATGGATCAGTTGTGTAGTGTGCAGGATGATTTACTTGATCTACCTCAATATGAAACTTATCTTCATACTCGTGCATCTAATTTTCCATTCTTCTGTAAAGATCTTTTAAACCTTTTAGTGTACCAATATCCATGTATTCTCCGTCATTTCTAACTGCTTGAATATTAAACCTTGATGTTATCCACTCCTGAATTTGTTCTCCTGGATGGTTTCTACTTGGGTCTACATATCTTATCATATTTTTTCGGAAAAGTAAAGTGCCCCACAAATATTCATAGTCGCAATCATTTGTTTTATCTTTTGAAGCTACTACTTTATTGTCTCGTAAAGATACCTGACCAACTCTTCCTCTAAGTTCTTCTGGACAGCTCCAAACTCCTAAAACTAAGTCTGCGTTGTCTTGATTTTTCATAAGCTCTGAGTAAATGTTCTTTGTTGAATTTAAGATATAAGTGTCAGGCATTCCAATAAGCACAGTGTCATTATAGTCGCCTATCATAAAATCAATTGCGTCAGACATGGTTGAAGGCTCTCTAACAATAAGCTTTATGTTCATGTCCATGTTTTGAATAATTGGAACCCACTCAGGTCGTGTTGATACACGAACCTCATCACATACCTCAAGCATTTGATTTACATGCCACTGTAACAAACATCTATCATCACTAATAGGCAAACAAAATTTTGGTATCCCACCAATCCTAGATGCCTTTCCTGATGCAGGAAGAACTCCAACTGTAGGCATTATTCTTTCCAGTCTTTTGGATCAAACCCATCTTTATAAGATTGGTTTACTAATGGGTCTGCTTTCCAAGCAATGTATCCTTCTTTGCGACCAGTATCTCCCCAGTATAAATGTTGAACATATCTGTCAAGCAAGCATCTTGCCTTGTCTCCAGAAAAAGCAAAGAACCTATTTTCTTGTGCTAGTTTAGACTCATTGTATTCTGCTGCCCTTAATCTTAAATCACCTTCGTGTGGTGGAAGCCCCATTGAGTTCATTAGGCTATCTGTAAACATTGCAACATCTGTATAGTAATGAACCATGTTGGGAATGCTCCAGTCTCCCAGCTTTACTCTTTCAACACATAAATCCATTGCATCTTTTAAGAATGGATGACCTGATCTTGCTGCAATAACTTGTGTTGCATACCAGGGTGTGTCTCCTTCAATATCAACTACCATTTCATATCCTTGTGGGAACCATCTAGAAATTTTACTAATACAGTTTGTATCTAAGTCTGCATAAACTCCACCATAAGCATGTAAGATTGCAAATCTCCAAAGTCCAGCTTTCATAACACCCATTGGCATTTTCATGTAAGTGTCGTAAACCTCTGTGCTATATTCATATTTAAAGAAGTGTTCTCTATCTTCTGCACTCATATAGTTGTGTTCCCAAGAAGGATTTTGAGTCACCCAAGAGTTTATTCCTTCTAGTGCATATGCTGGTAAATCTTCTTTTTTACATTCATAGGTTTGCCAAATATTTTTTTCAATCATCGTGACCACTTTCTTTGATTTCTAATTAGGTCAAACTCTACTAAATATCTATAGACTGTTTGATGACTAGTCTCACACTCTTTGGCAATTTCTTCAATAGTTTTTCTATCAATAATGTATCTTTTTGTAAGCCAGGTTTTTGATTGATAAAGTTTTTTCATGATCTCTCCGTAAGTTTATTATATGCGTAGTAGGCAATTCCAATAGCATCACCAGTGTCGTTATCTGTAACACTTATGTTAAACTTATTATTAAAGTAGTCCATTGTTTTTTGCTTTCTATTCTCTCTTATTTTACCCTTATACCAACTATCAGTCTTGTCTGGGAACTGTAGTCTAATGTTAGCCTTATCTGCTTTAGTTGGATTGTTGTTTCCAATAAAGGACTGCCATTGAATTGGAGCAACAGTAATTACTTTTGTTTCAGGTTTTAGTAGTGCTGCCAATGAAGCACCAACGATCATAGCAATCTTTAGTCCTGCATCTGCTGACCTAACCATAATTGCAGATTCAACTGCAACGTAATCTGGATCTACCAGTGACGCAATAGCTTCCGACTTTCTATGAGCATCTTTAACCTTATCATAAATGTCAGCACCTACAATTGGCATCTTGCCAAATTTTACTGGCTTATCGTTTTCAAACAAACAAAATGCTAGTGAGGCAGTTGAAGCATCAATTCCTAAAACTTTATGAGCATTAGACTTTTTTAGTACTGCTAATGACATTTGACATTGCCTCCATAGCCAAGTATCTTTTATTTTTTTTGTTTTTAGAATCGCATACTGAGCAAGTGTCATCAGAGTTGTATCTACTCAAAGTTGATCCGCAGCCACAAAGTCTTTCAAGACCATTTAGCCTTGCTTTTTTCTGGTAGTACTTTTCCATAATTCTTTTGTTTGTTGCAATGCGACAGCATTCTCCAGAACAATATTTTTGATTGTGAGTTTTTGCATCAAACTTTAAGTTGCACTCTTTACATACTTTCATGCTTGTCTAATTTCTAATGGAACAATCTTATGTCTTCCGTCAGACTTTTCAAAACATACTTCTTTAACTGGGCAATAAGTGCATGGAGCCTTGTCTCCCTTAAATGGACGCTTGATGTTTTTCTTTTCTTCCCAAGCTGCACGAACTTCTTTCATCCAATCAAAAATGTAGTCTACATAATCTAAGTTCTCTGGTGACATTACCATTGGAATTACGGTAATCTCGTGAGTGTTCTTGTTCTCATACAAAAAGAATCCTTCTTCAGCACCAGTGACTTTCATATAAATAAGCAACTGAACAACATGGCTATCTGCACCAGTTGAAGTATCTTTTCTTAGGGTGTATTGGTCATCCTTAATTGTTTTAATTTCTCCAACAATTTCCTCACCCTCAACATCTAAGATTAAATCTATAAAGCCACGAATTGGTGGGCTGTCCAATTTAATTTCACGCTCTGACTCTTTTAAGTATCCAGTCTTTGCAATAACCTTTTCAAGCCTTGCATGTGCATCTGTACCGTTGTCCATTGCAGCAACGCCCTGAGCATTAAATGTTTCTTTAAAGTCTGCACCATCAAAAGCAATTGACCAATATCTGGGACACTTGCCGTGACCATATCCAACTGTGGAGGGAGAAAAGGTAGTTTTCTTTCTATGAATATACCCAGTCTTTCCTTCTAAGTAAGCTTTTCCAATTGCAAGTCTAAATTTTTTTGCATCTAGTTTTGTATTTCTTGGCTTTTTAGTTAATGTTCCAATTAAGTTTCTAGCCATTAGGCACCAAGCCTTGCAATATATTTTAGAGAGTCTACAAGTTTATCTAATGAGTCACGCATAGAGTAGTACACATGCTTTTTAGTATTATTGATACTTCCAGATGGTCCCTTTTCTACAGTTGTATACCATGTTGCAAGCATTCCAAACTTTGCACTCATAGCCTGTAGCTTGCTAATTAAAACAACTGCTTGAACAGATGGAATGTCTGGCTTCATCATAATTTTAACAACAATAGCCATTGCCTCATCAAGGTCCTTATCTTTCATAAACTCGTGAATGTCATTAAACTCAGTTACCTGACTAATATAATCAAGGGTTGATTCCATTTGCTCTCTCCATTAAATCCTCTAGCATTGCCCATTCAATGACTGCTAGTCTTATCTTTTGTGTTTCTCCAATTGCCAACAGCAATGCTGGAGACTTAGTATTATCAGTTCTTAGTGTGTCAGTTACGATTTTTGCCCAAACGTCCTGGCTTAAAGTAAAACTTTTTCCTGCCTCTTTTACGTCAACAATGAACTCATCAATTGATCCATCACCTTTTTGGTATTGACCACGACCAGAATTTTTATGTGCCTTAGCCCCAATTCTTTTTAGCTCCCCACGTTCGCTCACAGTTTAATTTCATTTCTATGATTGCTAGAACAAACATAAACTATTACTAATTCATCTTCATCAAGCTTTGCCTGTCTTAAATGCTCATTACAATCTTGACACATAAATGTTCCAAAAATTGTGTCTACACCAATATCTGCTTGTCTTTCTGAAGACTTTATAAAATCTTCTGGGTTAATGCTCATAACTTACTGTATACCATGCTTTCTAGAGTATCAAATACTGCTGGATTTTCTTTCACATAGTCAATAACTTTTGCACGACCCTGCAATCTTTGATCCATAATAGTATACCAGGCTCCACCACGTTCGATAATACCCATCATTTCTGCAATGTCAACAAGGTCAGCTACCTTGTCTACTCCTACAACATCTCCTTGGAAATAAAAGTCATAGGACCCACTAATGAATTGTGGTCCTGTTTTATTATAGTCAATTGTCCAGTTTACTGGACGACCAACACGTTGTTCAATTAGCTTATCTCCAATGGCAATCTTGTCTTTAATAGAAGATGCCTCTGACTCAGATGACCACAGTTTAATAATTGTGCTTGAGAAAAACTTAACAGCCATTCCACCAGTTGGAATATGGGTTGCGTGCATTCCTCCAAAACTATTACGTTGCTGTGAAATTAAAACAAGCAATGTATTTTTATTTGCATAGTTCATCATCTTTACTGCATGAGTCATGTCTTTTGCTTCTGCACCAATTTGCTTGGTATTTTCAAGAGACTTTAATTCTTCACCATCTTTTTCAAAATAGATTGCAGGAAGTAGTGCTGAAATAGAGTCTACAACAACAAGATCAACTCCTGCATTCATCAAGTCAACAACTACGTCCACCATATCGTTTACAGACTTTGCTGCAGAATAAATTAATTTACTTGAATCTACTCCGAGCTTTTCTGCCCACTCAGGTGAATACGATGCTTCAGAATCAATCCAGGCACAGGTCTTTCCTTCTTTTTGTGCTTCACCAATCATTTGCAAACAAAAAGAAGATTTACCTGCAGACTTATTTCCCCAAACTAAAACTTGACGACCATAACCCAATCCACCCTTAAGCCCAACATTTAAGCTTAAACTTGGAGTAGGCTGCTTTTCAGTTTCTACTTCTGTTGCTTGCTGCACACGCTTTCTTGTCTTTGGATCTAGCCTCGATAAAATATCTTCCATTGTTGTCATTCTATATCTCCATCTTGTATAAGCATCTATTATATCATCCCAATACGCCATGCATTTTGGGGCGTTTGCTATTAATAATTGTTTTCTTCGTAACTACATCTTCAAGGGAATCTTTGGCTTCTCCAGCCATTACAAGACCCTGGTATAAGTCAACTACACGAATAATAATATCCGCTAGCTCTTCTACAACCTCTTGTTGTCCCTTTTGCTTTCTAAGTGCTTCCAAAACTTCTGTTGCTTCTGAGTGAATCATTGCAATTTGTTTTGCAAAGAAAATAAATGAATCTGCCTTTGGCTCTACATTTTCATACATGTATTCCCAGAATCCTTTTTCTGTTGCATTGTGATGTACACTTTTTGCTAAATTGTCTAAATTCATACTCTTTCAAATCCTTTCACAGTGACTGAGCCACTTGATGTTGTGTTTAATATTGGCTTACAAACGCCACCAGGTTTCATCCTAACTAGCGATTCTGCATATGCAGTTGGAAATACGACAACACTGTATAGGTCTTTGTCTTCATCTGCAAGAACTACGTTTGCCATCTTATCTCCCTTCTTTGTTTTTCTTGGAGTAAAACTAATCACCATGTATTCTTTATCCCCAAGACTTAATGTTCTTGACATTAAATATTTAATAAAAGGATTTGATGTGTCCTTTAAATCTTCTGGTGTAGCAAAGGCACCAATTCTATTATCTGCAATTAAAAAGATGTACATCTTTCCAGCCTCAATAGTAGTTTCTGATCTATCAAAAACTCCAACACTACCTGTCTTATCTACAACCTCAATACGACTCCAGCCATCACCACGCTTAATAGCCTTTACCATTCCAATTACAAGGAAACAACCTTCTTCTTCATATTCTTCAATTGGTCTTGTGTATGCTTCAATCCATCTAGGAATGTCAGTATGAAATTCTGGGATGTTAAGGTACTCATAAAAGTTTTTATTTTCTTCTCCAGTACGTTGGTTATCATTAAATGCTGCTGCACCAACCCTATTCAAAGCATCAACAGCACGACTATTAATACCAGATCCTTTTTTTGTTGCGTGTTCCATAAACTCAGCATATGAATAAAATGGTCTTTGATCAATGATTTTCTTGCTAATATTTTCAGAGATGTATTTTATATTGCCAAGACCAAATCTAATTGATTTTTCTTCAAGAGTGAAGTCAAGATCAGATTCATTAATGTGTGGCAATCTAATTTTAATTCCCATACGCTTAGCTTCAATTAAGTAGTCTGTGCGAGTATCTTTATCTTTTTCATTCTTTAACAAAGAATACATAAACTCGTGTGGGTAGTAACGCTTAATCCAGGCTGACCAGTAAGAAAGCATTGAGTATGCTACAGCGTGAGATTTGTTAAACGAATATCCAGCGTGTGCTTCAAAGTCATGCCATAAAGACTCTGCTTGCTTTTCTGTAATATGCTTAGAAGCCCCCTTAACAAACTGGTCCTTAAACTTATCAAACTCTTTAGCATCTTTTTTCTTACCAATAATTTTACGAACCTTGTCTGCTTCTGCCATAGACATTCCGCCCAAATGCACACAGGCAAGCATGACTTGTTCCTGATACAAAATACATCCATAGGTATCTTTAGTAAATTCTTTTACAATGTCATGCAGGTACTTCACTGGCTTCTTGCCCTTTTTGCGAGCAATATATTCTGCACCAATGGTATTCATGGCACCTGGACGAACTAAAGCATTTGAGGCAGCAAGTTCATCAAAGTTATATACTCCCATCTTTACAAGTAGGTTTGTATATGGAGTTGTTTCTGCTTGGAACACACCCTTGGTAAATCCTGCAGTTAGGTCCGCATATACTTCTCTGTCTGTTAAATCAATCTTTCTTAGATCTAATTTAACGCCCTGTCGCTCTTCAATCATATCCATAGCATCATGGATTACAGTCAGTGTCTTTAAACCTAGTGCATCAATCTTAATTAGACCAATGTCTGCAGCCTGTTCCATGTCTACCGCTACCACTTGAACACGGTCATCTGATTGCGTGTCCTTGCGAGTTTCCATTGGAGCGTACTTTGAAATATTATCTTTAGCAGCAACAATACCAGCAGCGTGCATTCCTGTTCCACGAATACGCCCACGAAGTCTTTCTGCATACTTAACTACTTCTGGATACTTCTGTCTAAATTCAGCAGTTGATTTATCGCTAATAAAATCATCCCACGTTTCAACACCCTTTAGTGCCTTATTAACTTCTGGCAAAGGAATGTGAAAAACACGAGCAACGTCTCTTACAACACCCTTATCTTTGAATGTTAGGAATGTAGCAATAGATGCAACGTGCTTGTACTGCTCAGCAAGGTAGTCCTTTACTTGACCACGCTTACGATCTTCATAGTCAGTATCAATGTCTGGAAAGTCGTTACGCTCTGGATTAATAAATCGAAAGAACAAGAGCCCAAACTTAATTGGATCAACTTCAGTAATTTCTAAGGCATAACAAACCAAAGAACCTGCTGCAGAACCACGACCAGGACCAACAAAGATATTATTATTCTTTGACCAACCAATCATGTCTGATACAACAAGGAAGTAAGAAGAAAAGTTTTTAGACTTAATAATTTCAAGTTCTTCTTTGAGCCTATCCAAATAAACTTTGTCTTCTCCAAACCCACGCTTTATCAAACCCTCCATAGCTAATCTTTCAAGCTCTGAGTTAGGGTCTTTGTGGTCAACTGGAAGTAGGTCTAGATTTTCTTTTAAGTCATAGGAGCCAACTTTAGAACTAATCTCCATAGAGTTTTCATAAAGATCATCTCTATCAATTCCTTGGTCAATCATTTTGTCACGAACAGTTTTATGATCCATTAAGAATATGTCTAGGTCCTTAAACGACATAAAGCGATCACCATATAGGTAGTCCAGTCTTTCAATTAAGTCTTTAATCTTTCTACTATCATCAAATGTCGCTTCCTTTAAAACCTTTGGGTGCGTTCCAAGAATAAGCATGATTTCTTCTGCAATCTTATCTTCTGGAGAAGCATAGTGACAGTCTAAAGTTACAGTACTTTTAACTCCCATATCATCTGCTAGTTTTAACATCTGTAAATTAAGCTCTGCAGGATTATGTGGCTGGAGCTCCATGTAAAAGTTATCTTTAAATACTTGCTTGAACCAATCTGTATGTCGTTTTGCTGCATCCATATTGCCATTTTGAATTGCCTTAGCAATAATGCTATTCATACATCCAGACAAAACAATTAAATCTTTTGAGTTTTCTTGCAGCACTTCAAAGTCAATACGGGGCTTGCTAAAGAATCCGTCATTCCAACCAATCTCTGAAAGTTTTGATAGGTTCTGTAATCCGTTTTCGTTTTGTGCTAAAACAATCAAGTGGTTGTAAATCTGTTCTTCGTCTGCACGATCTTTTCTGGCTCTTTTATCTAAACGATCTGTTGTAAAGTATGCCTCTAAGCCCAAGATGGGCTTAACTGAACTGCTTTTGGCAGCCACTAATAAGTCTCTGTGACCACTTAAAGTTCCGTGATCTGTAATAGATATAGCACCCATACCAATCTCCTCTGCTCTTTTAAGCAGTTCTTCTGGAGAAGAGAAGCCGTCTAGTAGGCTGTAGTAAGAATGTGAATGATGATTGTGAAACATTTATCTCCAATAATAGTTGGGGGCAGTAAGATTATATCCTACTGCCCCCAAGTCTGTCAAATTACCACTCAGAGGAGGTAGATACTGAATCGTCTGCATCTAGACCAGAGTAGAATGACTCTTGGTCTGCATACTTAACCGAACGAATTGCAGTTTTTTCTAATTCATATTGCTCAACGGATGACCAGTCAAATGCTGTTTCATCTACTACTAGTGGGAACAAGGCATAGCTTGTCTGCGTACCTGTACCTGAACGCTTTAAACGCCATGTAAGGTTACTGATAGCACCTGTATCACTTGCATATTCAATTAGTGTTTGTGTTGTTACTGACTTAGGACCAACGCCCTGTGACCAAATTGCGGTGTACTGTTCTCCAGTACCATCATCAACTAGTACGTTTGCATAAAGTCTTAGACGAGCCTTCCAGCCAGCCTTTGGATCTCTGCGGTGCATCTCGCAACCGTGACAGCGACCTTCTTCTTCCATGCTACATACAGCCTTACGGCGATAGTCTTTTGGATTTGTGTGTTCTGCGACTACAATTGCTAATCCACGAGATGTGTCATAGTTCTTTGAGTCTGGATCAACTTCGTTAATAAAACGAAGCTTGATTGATTGTCCATCTTCTAGCTTTAGCCATCGGGCTTTTGGACCGTCAGATCCCTTTGGCTTGTCAATGTGACTCTTGATTGCATCAAGACCCTGGATGATACCCATATATTTCTCCTAATATTTGATTCTATAAGTGAATCTGTTGTTTTATTATATCAGAGTTGTAAAGCAATGTCAAACTCTGAGAGCGTTTTGTACGAACCTAATATCTGTTCGTCTGTCATATCTCCGATATCTTTTACGCCATCTGGAAATTCCATGGTTGATGTTGGAATAGATACGTTGCTTGAAATATTTTTTCTTAGTGTGCTTCCTGCATCGTCTTGGTCCATTGCAAGAATTAG